CTTCGATAGTAAGCACACTGGTATTAATTGTGGTAGTATTTCCTTGAACTACAAGATCACCTACTACTGTTAGACTGCCTCCAACTGTTGTTAAGCTGTCAGTGAATCCATCATAAATTTTTACTTCTCTTGTTGGAGAAATAATATTAACTGCTGTTTCGCTGGCAACACCTTTTTGTACCGCAAAACTTAAATTTTTGTTTGAAGCAGTATTATATAATCTAACATTACCAGCAGAAACGTTAAATGCTCCTTCTGTACCTGCACCAACGTTTAAACCACTGTTATTAGTAATAATTAACGGTTCAGCAAAATTATTTGCTTGATCTCTACGAGCATAGAGAGATGATGCTACGTTGTCTAGTTTGTCTGCATTGGTTGCTGTTACATTAAATTTTAATCCAGTAAGTGTGCCTGCATTAAATCCTGGAATAATGCTTCCACTAAAACCTTCAATATTTAATTTTGGTGTAAATGTATCTTTAGAAAAAATACCTAATAAAACACCGTTGTCATATAGATATGTAACAACTCGTGATGCATTTAGAGAATCTAAGATAGTTTCAACCTTAAATCCACTTAGTCCTTGCGACTGAGAATATGCAGGCCCAAGTAAAATAAAACCAGTCCCGTCATAAAAATATAATTGTTTGCTTATATTGTTAAACCATAAATCGCCTGCGCCAGGTTGACCCGGTTGTGAATTTGAAATAGTTGCTGAACTTACCGGAACAAATCCTGTCCCAGTATAGACTTTTAGTTTTGCTTCGCTAGCATCAAACCATATTTGTCCTCTAATTGGATGTTCTGGTCTACTAGTTCCTGCAAAATTTTCTAAAAGTTTTATAAAATTTTCATTTAACGATTCACCAAACCCACTGTAGTTTTTACCAATTAAGGTAATGTCAGTTGATAGATTGTCAACTTGTCCATCAGCTACAGTAGCTAATAATGTTCCATCTGTTTTGTTGATCGAATACGCCATTTTTTATCCTTTAGAATGCAGGTGGGCCTGACCTAATAATGTAGTTAATAGTTAAGAACGGATTCATTAACGAGAATGCTTCGTTTAGAGGACTTGTAGTTTTAATTCCTCCTGAATTTGGAAGATAATTAAATCTACCTGCGGCAGTTGGACCAGCATCTAAAAACGCCCCAAAGTCTGTTGGCAAGGCAGTATCTAATTTTACAGCAGCATACTGACTTCCATTACTTCCTACCATATCGTGTTCATGGTCTGGAAGATTTCTAACCGCTAAAGTTTGGGTAGAAGATCCGCTAGATTGTCCTACGTTTTGAGGTTCTGTTCCAGATACTCGGCCTACGGTGCCGCCACCGCCTTCGACATATCCACCAGTGCTGTTAGGTACTGTAATACCGTTATCCATATTATCTCGACCTAGGGCAAATCGTCCTCGTAGGTCCGGAATTCTAAAAGTGTTAACACCAACTAATGCTGCGCTACCGTTGTAGGTAGTTCCAATTATATCATACAACTCTGAATATTTTCCTCTTTCAACTTCAGTGCCGTCACAGAGTAAAAACCCGTACGGAGCGTTTGCTCCTGAATAAGGCAATATTGCACCAATTGGTAATCCTAGATCTCCTATAAAAGTATCTCGAGATTGTTTTAAAAGTCCGCTGGTACTTGATCTAAAAACTAAAACAAAATCGTCTGTTTTAGATCTATTAGGACTAGGTTCAGCTTTGCTGCTAATAATCGAAGATGAAAGCGCAGTATTAAATGCTTTTGTATATCCGCCCGAACTTCCATTAAAAGTCACTGGGGCAGTTGATGTAATATCACCTGTAATAGAAAATGCTGTTGTATTTTGTAAACTAGTTGCAGTTACAGCATTTCCACTGATGTCTCCACCAAGTACTCCTTCTACAGTTTCTGCAATAATAGTCTGTGCTCTGATTGTTTTCCATCTTTTAGTAGCACTTCCTATTTCAAACGTGTCAGTTGCTGCTGGGTCAATATTTCGTGAAGTTGTTGTCCCAACAACTTCTAAAGTTGTGCCAATTAATGCATTTTTAGTAACTGCTAATCCCCCAGCAGTCCTAATAGAACCATTTCCTAGATTTGTTGTTCCTACTGTACTGGAAACAACTATATTTCCACTAATTCTAGCATTACCAGTTATGTCTAACGATTCTTCAGGAGCAAGATTGTTAATACCAACTTTATTGTCAATAACTCGTAAAATTGTATTAGGTATACCATCAGAATTTAGTTGAAGATCAATACTACTGCCGGCTGAAGAATTATAAATTTTAGCAGCAGTAGTTGAGTTTGAAAGATTGAATGTACTGTCAACTCCGATATTAAGACCAGAATTATTTCTAATGTTTAAACCATAATCAGTAGTATTAATAATATCCGATCTTAGAAATTTGCCGCTGTCAATAACAACGCCGCTAACATTTAATCCGTCTGCCGATGTTGCTGTTCCGTATAACTTTGGTGTAAAACCGCCAACACCTAAATCAGATATTGACGATATATTCACTCCGGATCTAACTGCAATAAATCCGCTAATAGAATTTTTTGGAGTAAAACTATCTTTACTAATGATAACAACTGGTTTATCTTCTACATAAAAAGTTAGAACTACTTTAGTATTATTGTCAGTATCTATAATTCTTTCAACTAAGGGACCACTTAATAGTCCTGTTGAAAAATTAGGACCAACTAAAATCCAATCAGTTCCGGAGAATACATATAATTGCTGATTAACGGTATCAACCCAAAGTTCTCCAACTTTACTTTGTTCAATAGAAGGAGCCACAACACTCTTTTGAATATCGCTAGCTGCTTTCCAACTTACTCCGTCAAATATTTGAAGAGTCCGTGTATTGGTATTAAACCATAACTGCCCTTCTTGTGGGCTTAAAGGTTCGTTTGGTCCTGCAAAATTTTCAAGTAATGCAAGAAAATTTTCTGCAACAATTTGACCGTAACCTGTAACATTTCTTCCAGGAAATGTTAAACTAGTATCCGTATTTGATGTATTATCATAAACGGTTATAGGCGTTTTATTTTCTTTATCAGTAAAATTAACAATATATGGCATTTATTATACCTCTGTGAATCCAGTTAAGCTCTGAACACGGATTGTATAATCAACCTGCAACAACCTATTCAGAGACTTTTGAACAGGGTGAAAAATAACGTGTGTTAACAATTTTCCAGTACCGGTAGGACTATATGATCTTAATCCTAATTCGTCAAATACAAAGTTACCACTCATATCTTGACTGTTATCGAATGCATCTTGGCCGTCTGGTTCACCGTAGTCTAACAAACAACTAATAATGATATCACTATAAGTTGCGCCACTAATATGTCTAATCTCCATTTTGTTTCTAATAGGATCTGTATTTTCAGTGGCGTTTTGATCAACTACTTTTGCATAAGTTTGATTATATAAACTAGTGTTAACCCCTACAGTATTTGGAGTTAGATAACTGATAAGTCCGGTTGGATCTACTGTTGTACCGCCGTTTCCGAATACCATTTGATAAATCCAGCCCTGCCCTTGATTGCTTAGGCTGTTGACCATTGCAACACTCATATTTTCATAATGAATAGCATTGCGTTTATCTTGAAATACTTCTCCAGTTTGAGGATCAAATATTTTAATGTGACCTTCAACGTGGAATCCTCCACTTTCGTTGGGGGTTTTTTCTGGTTGTTTTTGTTCTTTAGACATATCGAGCTCGTTGAAATTATTATTCATAGTGTATTTATTCTGGTATAATAGTTGTCTTTTGTAAAATAAATTCGCTAATAGCGGTATTATTTTTCTGTAAGGTTCTGCCTGCGGATGCAGTTGTAATTCCTCTATCATACCAAGTTCTACCTGTTTTTCTAATTACAGTTATGCGTGTTCCTGCTGGGATTACAGAAGTTAATCTAATATAAGGATTTGCGCCATCAACACTAAATTCTGCTTCTATTTCTTTACTACCGTTAGGTCCTAGATCTTCATCAAATATATCAATAGGATTTTTACGTAATCGTGTTCCTGCAACAAATACTTCAAGTTGATCACACGGGCCGTAAGAATCAGGTATAGTTGATCTAAA